GATGGAGATGCCGGCGGGCACAATATACGACTCGCGAGTAATTGGGCTGTAGCCGACTCCTGGGCGCCCCATCCTGACCATCCATATTGGTGGGCTATTGCTGTGCAGACAAACTACATCCACAATGGCGCCGATGTTCTTGCCGCTGCGGCTCTTGATGACGATGGCCATTTGGCCGGGTTTGACGTTCATGCCGAAGCCCTCCCCACGCGGTCAATATGCCGCTTGGCGACGCTCAGGCGCTGGCTGACCTGCTGCCGCTCCTTTACCAGCTTGGCGGCCTGCTTGCAGTGCGGGCAGTCACAGGCGCGCATGGTTGCCCCCCCCGTTCGGGCAGCGGAGCAATTCCGCGCCCAGGTCGCGCGTCAGTTTCAGGACGTGAGCCGATGCGCGGACGAATTCGCGGCAGGCGGCCAGGGCTTGCTGTTCGATGGTGAGAGTGGTTTTCATGGGGTTACCTTTCCAGTGGAGCCCTTGGGGGCGCACAGCAGCAGCGGGACGCGCGCGTTGTCTTCTTTCGCTTGCTTCCTTATTTCAGCAGCAGTCACGCGGCAGGCATCAAGCGACCCAAACTCGACCGATGCTGTGGAGGTTTCGGCATGTCCGCTATATGCCTGCCACACGAAAATGAGAACGTAGATCATCACGCATCGCCTTTCAGGAAAGTGTTGATGCGCGCCACCAGCGCCAAGAATTCGGTCGTGGTGCCGCCATCATTCAGCGTGCAGACGTCTACGTTCTCGTGCATGGTGGCGAGCTCAGTCAGCAGCACGCGGGCGGCGGCTAGCTGCTCCTCCTGCTTGATGAACTTCGGGTGCAAGTCGAGGACATCGCTTTCCGGGTCTAGGATCTCGTTGTCCTTGAACATGATCACGTAGCACATGCCGCCAATGACGCGACCGGGCCAGCCTGGACCGGCTTTCAGCGTTTCCATCATGGCGTCGTAGAAGCGGCGCAGATGATCTGGGTCGTCTTCATCAAAGCAGTTTGGTGCGCCTTCTTCGTCCTCGCGCGCCGGGTAGTCGCCACGGTCGATGGTGTTCAGCAGGGACATGGCGTTGCCTGCCGCGTCGATGTCGCGCCCACTCGGTTTTGCCATCTTCATGCTGACGCTCCCGGCATAGCCGCTGCGATCCCGTCGTCCTCGCCGACCGCATAGTGTTTTGCCGACCGCGCGCAGAACGGGCAGCAGTTCGCCGCGACAATAATTTCCTTGCCCTTTTCGCTGGTGTAGCCCTTCTTACTCCCCTTGACGCGGAAGGGGATGTTGAGCACGGCGTACACGGGGCCGTCGTCAGGTATCGCGAGCGCGGTGTTCATCACGCGCGCCGTCACGTCCGCACCGGCCTGCTGTTCCATGTGCCGGGCGAGCCTCGTTTCAAGATCCTTCAGGCAGTCGCAGTTCATGCCGCACCTCCAGCCGCCAAGGTGTACACGCCCTGCGTGCCGGTGATCACGCCCTTGGCAGCCATTGCCTCGATCAGGCGCGCAGCACGGTTGTAGCCGATCACCAGCGTGCGCTGCACCAGCGAGACCGATGCACGCCGCTGGGCGCGAACGATGGACACGGCCTGGTCGTAGAGCGGATCGCTGGCGCCGCCGTCGCCGAGCGGGATGATATCTTCGTGCGGCACTACGGTCAGGCCGCGATCACGTAGGCCTTGAGCTACGCGCTCATTCAGTGACAGCACCGGGCGCTGCTCACGCACTGGCTCGTTGCCCTTGGCTGGTTCCGCTGGCCGCGCCACAGGCGCTTCGCCCTCGCACGCGCCACCCAGCGCCTCCACCACGTCGGCCAGCAACTTGGCCAGCTCGCCGGTCATCAGCATGAAGTCGCCATCGAAGCGCTCGTCGTCGTTGCGGGTACTCGCCTCGGTTTCCTTCAGTACGTCCAGCACCTTGATGCTCTTGATGGCCAGCGACTCGTCCAGTACGAAGCTGATCTTCGATTCCCAGGTCATGGCCAGGCGCGTGCACTGCTTACCAGCGGCGATGTGGCGGCGCACGTCGTCCGCTTCCAGGGTGTGGCGCACGTACTTGACCTGAGCCTTGCTTTCGCCGGTGGCGCGCATCGTCGCGTCGCGGTCGACCGTGAAGCCGACCGGCGCCTCGTCGGATTGCAGCCATTCGGTCATCGCACCCACCGGGGGACGCTGCACGCGCAGGCTTTCCAGCGGCATGCGGTCGACCGCCTTGAGCAGCAGCTTGATCACTTCATCGGCCTTGCTCGGGCTGGCAGCGTCAACGACCAACCAGCCGTTGACCGGGTCGATCCAGACGTTCGTGGTGCTGGCGACGCTAAACGCGCGCGGCAGCAACTCGTCGGCGACGCGTTCGCGGATTTCCTTTATGGCCTTCTTGCCGGGCGCGAAGCCTTGCGCCTCTTCCATCTCGGCGGCGCGGGCTTTGGTCACCTGGTTGATGACGGTGGCGGGCAGCAGCTTCTTTTCGGTCTGTAGCCGGAGCAGCCACTGGCGGCTGACGACGTGGACCAGTTCGGCGCCGAGCGGCGCGACCCAGCCCTGGCGCAGCAGTTCGTTGCTTGTGGCGGGCGTGAAGGCGTGAGGCGTCAGCGCCACGATCATCTGCTCGGCGGTGAATGCCCAGCCGGCGGGCAGGCGGTAAATTTGTGCGTTTTTGAAGAACATCGTCTATCTCCCTGTATTGGTGGGGCCGGTATGGCTGAACATTGCTTTGTAGGAGGTGAGCGCCTGGCTGCGGTCGTACCCGCCGACCTCATGCTGGCGCAGGCGCTGGTGGTACCGGCGCCGGCCGTAGGCGCCCACGGAGATGTGGTTTGGCCAGACGATGTAGCCGAGGAAGGGCACGCCGTCCGCCACGGGTGCCAGGCGTACCTTTTTGGGGTGGATGGTCAGGCCGTCTGTTGCGAGTCGCTCAACGATGGCGGCACTGATCGCCATCAGCTGCTCGCGGGATTCGCCCAGGATCACCATGTCGTCGACGTACCGGACGTAGTGGCGAAGGCGCAGCACTTCCTTCAGCCAGTGGTCGAAATCGTTCATGTACACGTTTGCGAAGAGCTGGCTGGGTAGATTCCCAATAGGCATCCCCTTGTCGCGGGTGCGCCGGTAAAGACTCGTGGCCGGGAATAGGTGATCATGCTCATCGCCGGAACGGAACGAGTCCACCAGGTTCACCAGCAGGGTGCGGATGTCCTGGTCGCCGATGTAGCGCAGGATCCGCGCCTTCAAGAGCGAGTGATTCACCGAATAGAAATACTTCGAAATGTCCAGCTGTAACACCCACTTAGCATCCCGCGCGCGGGCGAAGTCGGCCAGGCGCCGGACCGCAGCGTGCGTGCCACGGCCAGGCAGGTTGCCGTATGTGTCCCCGATAAAGCGTGGTTGCCAGATCGGCAGCATGTAGTCGTACAGCATCCAGTGGACGATCCGATCCTTCATCGGCGCGTCGACGACATGCCTGAATTTCTTCTCGCGGATCACGAATGTCTTGTACGGCCCGAAGGTGTAGCGGCGCTCGCGCAGTTGCTGCTGGATGCTGGCCAGGTAGCGGAGCGGGTCATCGCCGAAGCGCTGGACGCGCGGGCTCTTGGACTTGTTCTTCTTTGCTTTCAGCCAGCAGCCGAACAGGCTGGCTAGGTCGGTCATGCGGTGGAACTGTGCTGGCGCTGGGCCGCTTTCCGCTGCGGCACTCGGAAGCCCCGCAGCGGTTTTCGGTTTGGCGCAGCGCCGTGCTTTCGGGTTTATCCCAGGAGCTGATCGACCAAGAATTGGCTTTCCGTGAGCAGGCTCAACGTCTAAGCATATAATTTTTGGGTCAGCGGAAGCCGACATTGTCGTTGGCGTTGGACGGATTCGCGTTGTTGAGCCTGAACACGCCGGCGTTGTCGCCGTCGTTCCAGTAGCCGCCGCGGATGAGCGCATTGCCGGACCTACCAGACCACCCCCTTCATTGATCATGATGCTGCCTTTCCGGCGCGCAGCAGGCCGCCGACCAGGCGACCAAGCTCAACGGCTAAGCCAGCGCGATGGTCGAACGCAAGTTTGAGCTTGCTTAGCCGTGGAGCCTGGGTCAGGTAGTGCTTCAGCAGATCGATGTCGGCTGAGATGGAGTGCAGCACCGCCCGGCGGTCCGTCGCTGTCCCGTAGGCGTAGACGTTGCCCATGACACGTGCCATGCATGCGCGCACGTTCTCGCCGAAGGTGGCGCGCAGGTCGCGCGGCATCTTGATGATGTCGTGCAGCAGCTGCGTGTCCAGATCCTGGGCTTGCGTCTTCAGCTTGAAGCCGGCGCTGTCGGGGTTGGCCAGCAACTGCTTCGTTGCGACCTGGTTGACCTCGCCCCGAGCGCGCAGGTCCGTGATTACCTGCTGAACAATTTTGTCGGAGACTGCATTGAGCACTGAAGCATTGGCGCCGGCCTGGTCGGAAACGTAAAGCGTGTAGCCTTCGGCGCGACTGCCGAGGTAGACAACGTACGGAATCTGGAATTCCTCCACCATGGACCACAGCCGCTTTTTGAAATTCCCGGCGGGGAAGCCCACGCGAATGTGTGGCGCGTCGCTGGTATTGACCAGTTTCAGCTGGTAGCCCTTGAGGGTATTGAGTGCGTGCGCGGTGCGATCGTAGCCGTGCAGGAAGCGGCCCACTTGCACCAGTACGAGGTGGCCGGGATGCTTCTGCTCCAGTTGGGCCGAGACGTCGGCCATTGGATCTTCCTGACCGAGACCGACCTCGATTCCACGGTATGCGCGAATCGAGAACTGGCCAATCTCGGCCTGTGTCGGTACTTGCGATTCGGTTTTCGGCATTTTCGTCCTGCCTATTCAGTATTGAGAGGCCCGATCACCGCTGCGCAGTGACCGGGAACCAGTAACCTGGAACCAGAGACCTACAGGGTTTTGGTGCAGCGGAAGCCGACACGGTCGTAGGCGTCGGACGGACGCGCGTAGTTGAGCCTGAACACGCCGGCGTCGCCGCCGCCGTCCCAGAAGCCGCCGCGGATGAGCGCAATGCCGGACCAGCCGCTACCGGCGCGCGGACGCCAACCCATGCCGCGCTCCATGGAGGCATACGGCGCCGTGGCGATCGATGGTGAATCGGCAGCAAAGGCCTGCGTGGTCAGACCGTTGGCGTCGCCCTGGACATCATCGAAGACCCAGGTTTCGGCGTTGCCGGCGGCATCCATCACAGCTTCACCGTTAGACAAGTAGAAGGCACGACGCTCGGAAGGATCGCGTGACACGAAGTCGCCTGCGTACGGCTCGTTGACGTCGTCCAGGTCGAGGTGCAGGCCCTGGAACATGTCGCCTTCGCCGACGACACCGTTGATCCAGTTCGCATCCTGCTGGAACAGGTTGAACGCCAGGGCCAGCGCCTGCGTCTCGGTAATCAGCGCGAAGCCAGCATCAGTGCAAGCCTGGCGCGCATCGGCGTAGTTGATCCCGACCCAGGGCTTGCCGGTGGCGCTCACGACCGCTTTACCATCCGCGCCCTTCGAGCACAGGTACTGGCCGACTTGGAACGCGGGCACGATGATGCTGGGCCGCGTAACGACGCCGCCGACGATCACGCACGGCAGCGTGGTCTCAGGTACGGTGACGAAGAGGTTATTCGCTACTGCCGCTACTGCGTGTTGCTCGGTGTGGGTGGCTGTGTTCATGATGCTCCTAAGTTGAGTGTGAACTTCAGTTGGTACTGCTGCTTACTTCCCTGGTGAACGCGACACGCGGCGCGCGTCGGCCAGCATGCGATCGACGACAGCTTGGAGGCGCTCGCGCTCCTCGGCCGCAGTCTCATTGGCGCGGAAACTCTTGCTGGACCGCAGGCGCGACCGCGTTCGGCACTGGCGCTCCGCTGCGCGATCCAGGCGCGCCAGTCGTTGCTCCTCTGTTTCGGTTGGCATGCACCCTCCGCAGCAATTTAGCGGCCCGCGCCGTGGCGCTGGCCAGTCGTATCGAATGGCTGAATGTGTGGCCCGCGCGCCGTGCGGACCAGACCGCGCGGATCATGGATGCCATGCCGCGCTCACTTCCTGCAGGGCGACCAGCACCTGCTGCTGCGCCTCGGCATCGCTGCGCGCGGCGTCGATATAGAACAGGGCCAGCACGCCGACCACGGCGATTGCGCGGAGCCAGCTCATGGCAGGCTCGCCACTGCCGCGCCGGCTACATCGGCCAGCCATTCAGCCAGCGCGACCAGCATCACCACGGCCACGACCAGGGTGCCGCCGTTGCGCTCGCACCAGCCGCCCGGCGCGCCAAACAGGACGCGCGCGTTCACGCTGCCGCTCCCTGCCGCCCCACCAGCTGCATGGCGCCGCCGCGAAAGTGCACATCGGCGCGCTGCGCACCTGCAGGGATGTCCTCCGGCGCATCCAGGCTGCCGTCGTTCAAGACGGACTCGAAACCGCTGTCTTGGTAGCGGAAGTGCAGCTGTTCGCTCACGCGCCGCCGGGCGTTCCTTCCGCCGGTGGAGAGGCGCAGCTTTGAAGCGTGATTTGCGTGCATCACGATCTCCTGGTGCTAACGCGAGCGAACGGAAGGCGTGCCGACCAGACCCCGGCCGAGCTGGCGGCGGATTTCCTCGGGCGCCAGTACTTTGTTTTCGGTTAGGCGTGCAAGGCGTTGTTGCCCCATCGTGTTGCGCACCAGCTGCTTGTCAGGGTGATTTGCTGTTGTTTGCTGCGTCATGACCATCTCCAAAAGTCGGCCGCCGCTGCGCGGTGGCCTGTTACCAGTGACCGGGGACCAGAGACCTACAGGGTTTTGGTGCAGCGGAAGCCGACATAGTCGCTGGCGTAGGACGGATACGCGTGGTTGAGCCCGAACACGCCGGCGTCGTCGCCGACGATCCAGAAGCCGCCGCGGATGAGCGCACCGCCGGACCAGTCACGAGCACCATCCGGGCGATAGCCCATGCCGTTCACGCAGGAAGGGTAGGGCGCCGTCGTCAAGGATGGAGAGTCATCAGCGATGCGCGTGCACAGGCCACGGCTGTCGCCCTGGACATCGTCATACACATGGGTGTAGATGTTGCCGGCCAGGCCGTAGACCTTCTCACCGTTGGCCAGCACGTGCCAGCTGCGCTCTTCAGGATCGTCGCTCACGTAGTCAGCCGCCTGCGCGCTGCGCACCGTGCCCTTGTGCAGGCCCTGGAACACCTTGCCGACGCCCACTGCGCCGCCGGTCCAGTTCTCGGCCTGCTGAACCACCTGCAGGCGGATGGCCAATTCCTGTGACTCGCGCGCCAACTGATAGCCGGCCGCCGCGCACGCAGCTGCAGCATCGCTGAAGCTCACGCTCACCCATGGCTTCGCCGAGGCGCTGAGCTGCAGCGCGCCGCTATCGTCTTTCGACGCGGGGTACTTGGCGTATTTGAAGGCTGGAACGATGCGCCCATTCGGCAGCGTCGTCTCGGCCACGGTGACGAAATGCTCTTCGGTCACCAGGCCCAGGCTGGACATCAGCGAGGGCGATCCGGACACGACGCGCTTCTCTGCGTCGAGAACGATCAGGTGCAGGCCGGAAGCGGAGTGGCGGAACTTCGTGAAGCCCTCCCAGGCGCTTTCTACGGCCAGGCCAGTGATATTGCGGTCATGCAGGCGCGCAGTGAAGGTGCGCTCCTCGATCAGTTCCAGTGATGCTACGGATTGGTTCATCGTGAACTCCATCTGTGAGGGGTCTTGATTTCTACTTTTTCATTTCGCCTGCGGCGACCAAGGCCTCTTTCGCGAGGCGCACCAGCCGGTGCTGCCTAGAGGTTCCATTCACCTGCCAGAGCGTTTCCACCATCTGATCCCGGCCGTTTATCCCGCTAATCAGACACTCAGCAACCTGCATGCCCTTGGCCGAAAGCTTCGACTTTTTTGCCTGCTCAACCGTCAGGCCAAACTCAATGCCGAACAGATTTGCGATGGCCGTACCATTTGCGTCAACAAGGAGGTGTGCATTGCTTCCATCGCTATATCCCTGCCTGACGGGAAGCGCTAAGGCTGTGTTGCAGTTCGGTTTCATCCTTGCCTCCAACCGCAGCTACTGCGGCGATAAATGGACTTTATACTAGAAAAACTAGTAATGCAAGAAAAAATAGTAATCGGATTGGGAGGGAGGTGCATATGCGTGAAACAGGGATGGACTGGGTGAACAGAGAGGGCGGGAGTATGCCTTAGGATTTGATACCGTAGAGATACCAAAAGGCTCAACCGTGCGCCTGTGCCTTGCACAATTGCCGGATGCAAAAAACCAACAAGAACAACCCAGTCCCTATGACCCTGCGGCTACCGGTCGACTTGGTCGAACGCCTTGATGCCGCAGCAGCACAAAACGGAAGAACCCGTACAGCTGAGATCAGGGCGCGCCTGGAGCCGTCAGAGACGGAGCAACGCCTATCAGTGGTGGAGCGCGAGCTGCAAGAGATAAAAGGGATGTTGCGGAGGCTGCTGGATGCGGCTGGATAGGGCGGAAAAAAGCCCGGCGAACCGGGCGTTGTATGAATGCGTGCAGAGAGGAAGTGCCAGCTGAGGGGGGGGCTATTTGCGATCCATCTATTGAGCCCCAGCACTCCGAGCGGCCAGTATGCCGCGATCAAATGCACTGGATATATGCGGCTCCGATTCTATGAATGCCCGCTCCGTAGGATCGGCGTTATTCCAATAATTTACACCAGCCTGGAATTGCGCCTCTTGTCGAGCAGCCTTCCATTTCTTGATCGGAAACAGGACGGTGACCCAACTCGGTTGGGCGCGACTGGGCGCGGCGGTTCTTGCAACCTGTCTCATGGTCTCTTCCTTATTATGGATTTTGCACAACTCATAATAATGGAAAATTCCCATCGGAAATCTATTGAATTGTTGCACTTTTACGGTCCCCAGTGCAATCGGTTAGCAAAGCGTTCGGCGGCGGTGTGAGAATTGTGACAATTGGGTTTCAAAAAAGTAGGAGCAGATAAGCACTCTATTTCTTCA